CATTCATCCCGAAACTGTGGTCAGACGAGATCATTGCTGATTACGAGAAGTCTCTCGTACTGAAGCCGCTGGTTAAGTCTATGAAGATGACAGGCAAGAAGGGCGATACGATCAATATCCCCATGCCGGTTCGTGGTGAGGCGGCCCCAAAGGTGGAGGAGACTCAGGTAACACTGGTCGCCGCCACTTCTGGCAACAAGCAGGTCTTGATTGACCAGCACTGGGAGTACTCACGCTTGATTGAGGACATTACTAGCGTTCAGGCGCTGTCTTCAATGCGTAAGTTCTACACTCAGGACGCTGGTTATGCACTGGCTACTCGGGTTGATGCTGACCTGATTGCTGATGCTATCGCTAACTGGACCACTGTAGGTCACATGGATGCCACCGGCTTGGTTGTACCTGCTGTAGCTGGCGACGCTGGTGACTTCACAGATCAAGGGTTCCGTGACGGTATCCAGATCTTGGATGACAACAACGTACCAATGGACAACCGTAAGCTGGTTATTCCTCCATCAGCCCGGAACCACATCATGGGCATTGATCGCTATGTATCTAGCGACTTTGTTAATGGTCGTGGCGTTGTGAACGGCAAGATCGGTGAGCTGTACGGCGTTGACGTATATGTCTCAACCAACCTGCCTGACAACGGATCTGGCGAGAAGCCCTGCCTGTTGTTCCACACTGATGCTCTGGTAATTGCTGAGCAGTTGGGTGTGCGTACACAGACTCAGTACAAGCAGGAGTACCTTGCTGACCTGATGACTGCTGACACCCTGTACGGAAGCGACTGCTACCGTCCTGAGTGCGGCGTCATTATGTACGTTGCTAACTAAGAGTGACACGCCGCCCTTCGGGGCGGCTTTTTAACGGGATTTAGTCATGCCTTACGAATACGATCCACCCAATAAATTTGGATACAAGGACACACTCCCTGAAGGTCATGATGAGAAGATCATCAAGGGTAGTGAGTTTGATGATGAGTTTAAAAAGATTTCAAATGCCTTTAAGACCTTTGATCCTGACTTTGATGGCGATATTGATGTTGACACTATTGATGGCCTTCAAGATGCATTGGATGGCAAGGCAGACCAATCTGCTTTAGAGAAAGAGATTCAGGATCGCAAAGACGGCGATCAGGCGCTTCAAGATCAGATAGACGCGCTGGACCCTGACGGTGATCTTACGGTTAGCTGGGATGAAATTGAGGGCAAGCCCACTGAGTTCCCTCCAGAAGCACACGATCAGGGTTGGGATACGATTACCGGCAAGCCCACTGAGTTCCCGCCAGAAGCTCATCAGCAGGACTGGGACACTATCACGGGCAAGCCATCTGAATACCCACCAGAAGACCACACTCATGACCAGTATGCTCTTGCCAAGGATTTAGAGGATGAGTCAAAGGCTAGGGTTGCTGGTGACGCGGCACTTGCAAGCGACATTGCAGATCTTGAGGCCGCTGTTGGAATTGCTGTTGGTCAGCTAGCTTTTGGTGGCTCGTACGATGCCAGCACAGGGCTGGTGGACAGGGCAAACCTTTCCTCCTTAGAGGATGGACAGCCTCTCCCTGACTCCTCAACGGTGCTAGGTACGTTTGTCATTGTTGCTGTTGCTGGCGACAACCCAGAAGAACTTGCTGAAGCTGATTGGCTGGTGGCTGGTGATTCTGCTTGGGTAGCGATTAAGTATGGTTCTGCTAGCTCTATCCTCTGGGACAATGTAGTTGGCGCTCCTGACTTCTTGACGGACGCTCAAGGCTCTATTGATGGTGATAGCAAGCAATACTTGAGAAAAAATGGCGCTTGGGTTGAAAGCACCGGTGATTCACCGTGGGAAGTCAACGGCGATGACATCTACTACAACGATGGCAACGTCGGAATTGGTGTAAGCGACCCTGATGCAGAGCTAGAAGTTCAGAGCGCAGAACCAACCCTAAAGATTTCTAATGATGTTGCTAAAACAGCCGGTGAAGCAACAATTGGGCAAATAGAGTTTGCACAGCACTTTGGCACCAACTCTTCTTCCAGCATTAAAGGCATTGAAACTGGTAGTTCAACTAGTTATGTAGAAGGAGGCTTAACTTTTTCTACCAACCCTCCCGGTGGAAGCCTTACCGAGCGCCTCCGCATAGACTCCGCTGGAAACGTCGGCATCGGCACGGATGACCCTAGCCACCTCCTAGATATATACGGTAACGCCAACACCGCCATAAACATGAAGCACTATCAGAGTGGTAGTTCCAGAATATATTTTGAATCTACTTCCGATGGTAGATGGGGGGCAATACACGCCGGAAACAATGTTAGCGGCGACAGTGGTAACACCAAGAGAATATCTATCTCCGCCGCTGAGCAAAACGGAGACGCTAGATTTGGTGGATTAGAGGTAGGCAAAGAAAGCATGGTGCTGGGCGGTGCATTCGCCCCCAATTATGACGTTCATGTCACCGGCAAAATGGGCATCGGCACTGACGCTCCCTCCAGCTTGTTTGAGGTAAGGGGCAGTAACGAATCCGCTACGTTCCGTGGCGAAGGCAGTCAGATTATAAAAGTAAACTTCAGCGATAGCCCAAGCAGTGCTGAAATTGATGTACGTAACGCTGGTGATTTCTTTATATCCAAGCAGGGTTCTCCTGTTGTCACAATCAACAACGCTGGAAACGTCGGCATCGGAATGAACTCTCTGCGCTCCACAGCCAAGGAGCAACTGGCTGAGTGGAAGGCCAGCTTTGACGCAAGGCTCAAGACTGAACCCAAGGCCGACAAGAAAGCCGTCACCCTTGAAATCACAGACGATGCCTTTGAGGTACTACCTACAGAGGAAGCCCTTGCCCAGTGGATGGAGACACGGGCGGCTGGGGATAAGTTGCAGGTTAATGGTAACGGTAGCTTCAGTGGCAAAGTTAGGGCTTCAGACATTGAGCTAAGTTCGCCTTCTGGTAATCAAGCATGGATAGATAAGCAGGACGCCTCTTTAATTGTTCACGCAGGAAACGGTTCTGAATTAGAACTGAAAGGCGATACCTTCAGACTAAAAACACCATCAGGAACAGACCGCCTCACAATCGACGCCGCGGGCGACGCCCACTTCAGTGGCACTGTGAATGCTGACAAAGAAATAAGAACAGACTTCTTCTTAAAGACAAACGCGTGGCGTTCAAAAGATAATAAAAGCGGATTGTTTCTGTCTGGTCCATCCATCAACCCAATAAATTATGCTGACGGTGGGCAAAACGGAACCTCTGACGGCGAGACATCATTAGGCAGCGCCGGGAGTCAATTCAAAGACGCCCACTTCAGTGACACGGTGAGGGCGGGGGCTTTTGCTTCCCCCAATAATGGATACGGGGTGATCATTAACAGCAGTGGACAAATTTCGCCCTGCATTGACATCGACAACCTCATTCTCGACCAAGGTTCCGTAACGCACACTATTGGCACTAACCGAAATGGGGGTAAATTCAAAGACGGGTGGTTCAGCGGCACCGTTAATGCCAACAAGTTCGTTGGTGACGGTTCTGGTCTTACTGGCCTCCCCTCTGGCGGCATGGAATATGACATAGACCAGCCATTCACTATCACAACCCCTGAATTTTACGGAGAACAGCCCCATTCGCTTGTAATTAACCACGGGAAAACAACTGCTCCAACAACCGGAACTGTTGCTGTGCAAATTAACAGTCAAAGCGGAGCTGGAATCCAGTTTAATAATTTAGACAGTAGCGGAAGCGTCTCAAACCAAGTCTCCTTTGGCCTGTCAACTGTAACCGTTACCGGTGGTAAAGATCCCGTTTTTTTGGTGGGCAGTAGAAAAATTACTGATAATAATGGTGGCAATGTTGATCTTGGCGGCGCTTACCAGTACGCCAGTCTTAGTTACCTGAGAAATATCCGCATCAGTGGTGCTTACTCAGGCACAAACGTAACCTTCAGAGACTCTGCTGGCGTTACTGCGAGAGACTTAATTGATGTCTTTGTTGCGCTAAAAGACGCTGTATCCAATGTAAACGAGTCTGACCCTGTTGCCGCTATGGCATCCATGCGGTCAGCAATCACTGCTACCTCAGATTCGTTAATCCAGAAGTTTGAAGCCATTCATGAAGCTGTTGCTGATGAGCTTGAGGTTCGCAAAATTGCAATGATGGAGCCGCCAGAAGAAGAGGAAACGGAGACTATTCAATGAGACTGACCATAGCCGCATTAACAGCCGTGAGTTTAGCGGGCTGTGCAACCCAGAAAGGCAATGACCGTCACGCTCAACACGCCGCTGACCAGATTCGGATGGTGGCTGTACAGAGAGAGGCAATGGTCCAGGAGGCTAAAGCTGATGCCGAATCTAACGCCGCGCTTGTCGAGGCGCTCGCTGAGGTTGCTAGGACTAGCCCTGAGTCTGCTAACGCCGCTGTTGTTGCTTTGGCTGTCATTGGGGTTAGGGGGGCAGGGGAGTCTGAGTCTGATACCCCAGTAATCGGGCTTCAGGCTCAAAGATCTGAAGCACTCGAATGGACGAAAGCCCTTGCTCCAACAGTAGGGGGTCTTGTAACTGGCCTTGGTGTAGCGGCTATCAACGCGGATGTGACTAAAAATGCCCAAGATGCAAACAGAGACATTCAAATCAACGATGCGAACTCAGACGTTGCCATTGTTAAAGCGGTTGCGGGCCTGGGTACGGCGGCGGCTAATTCTGTTGGAACTGAGGTGGGTGGTGATTACTACTCAGTTACGGATAACGGCACTCTTGACCAGAGCGTCAATACGGCAGACAGCAACAACACTACGACTACAACTGAAACAACGAATACGACCAGCACGGAAGTATCGCTTAACACGACACTAAACTATGACGGTCAGGGGATCACTCTGTCTGACCTGATTACCCAACTTAAGAATGCTGGGGCTACCTACTCTATCGACATTGATGGTGATGGTACGCCTGACGTTGAGGGCGGTGATGGCACCACCCCTCCTATAGTTATCAACTGTGACAAGCCGCAGTTCAGTCCTGCGCCTCCGGAGTGTGCAAATGTTTAATTTTAATCCCGGTATGCTGAATGGGCTAAAAGAGAAAATAGCACTGGCGGAGGCCGCTGGGTTGATTCCAGCACAGCCTTCAGCGCCAGCTACACAGCCTCCTGTAGCGCCTCCTGCGCAATCTGCCCCACCCCCTATGGCAGTGCCACAGCAAGCTCCTGCTATGGCTCCTGCTGGCCCTAGAGGGCCGGGAGGGCGTGGTCTTGGTGGTATAGATATGGGTGGTGGTCAGGTTCCTCAGAATCCTTATGTTGCGCCGCCTACGCCTCAACAGCCAGTTCCTCAAGCATTTGCGCCGGAGGTTAGTCAGCCACAGCAGACCCCGCCCGGAATTATGACAGGGCAAACTTTGCCTCCCTCACAGATCCAGCCAACTGATGATGTCTATGCTAATGCTGAAGGCAGGGCGGATGGTTCGCCTACTTCTGTATGGGTTAGTGGGGAAGGCAGGTATGACGATGACGGTCTGACTCAGATGCAGAGGCTTGCGCTTCTTCAAGAAGCAAATAACGGGCTAGTACCAGAGGGTAGAGAGCCTGCTCAGACAAACAGCCCTATGATCCAGCTTGCGCACGGCGGATTAAACCCCGGCCCTCAAGCCTCTAACCCTGACTATCAGGCAGGTAACTACGGTAACACGGTTGGCGGGATGAGCAATACAGACTCTTGGGGCCGAGACATCAACTGGAGCAAGCCCAAATACGGGCAGGGTGAGCTGGGTCAGGTGGTATCTACCCCGGCTGGTGATTACGTTGTTGTTAATGGTGCTGAGGGTAATCTTGCCTTGATGCCGCTAGACGGAGCTGTGACTAACGGCAACGCTTATTTCTACAACTTTGCTAGCGGCCAGCACCATGTAGGGATTGACCCTAATACTGGGCAGGTCTGGTATCAGGAGGCCGCCGGGTACACCAACTTCAGCGATCAGGGTGACTACTATGAAAACCCCAATGCTCCTCCCGGCTCTAACCCTAACAACCCTAACAATGGCGGTAATGACGGTGGGGGTAATGACGGTGGGGGCAATAACGCAAATCCCTCTGCGTCTAACGGAACTGGAAGCACTTGGCAGGACGTTGTTAATCGTGGCGGCAAAGACATTGAAAGCTGGGACCGCTGGATGGGAATGTTCACTGGCCTTGATGAAAAGCTTGATTGGTCTGGCTTAGACAAAGCCGGAGTTATGGATAAGTTTGGTGGCCTGCCTGATGGTCTGTTTAAGGGCATTGATCGGGCAGATGTACTTCAACGACTACTGAAGAATCTTGGCCTTGCTTGATACTGGTTTAGACAATGAGCTTCTGACTCTAGATACAGGTCTGGAGAACTCTGCTATGGCGGCAGAGGAGCAGACTCAGTACGTCCCTGATGGATTCACTACAGATCAGGACGGAAACTTTGTAAACGCTGACGGTGAGCGGGTTTACTACTGGACGGAGTCATCCGAACTGGGGGATCTTACCTCTAGAAATCCTGAAAAAATCCTTTATCAAGATACTGGCGGGTATTACACGGAAGCTGAAATTCGTGCCGCTTGGGATGCAGACGAGGGCATGGGCTACCTCAAAGAGCAAACTGATTGGGATAACTACTGGGGCTACCTAACAGAGCGTCAGGCTCTCATTCAGGACGGCACTCTCTTTGATGCTACTGGCGCTGATGCCGCTGGCAGGAAAGCTAGACAGGATGTTATTCAGCAGGGTGGTGGTCTGAGGGCAATGGGTGGCGCTAAAGGGGCCGCTACTGCTGGGCAGACTGTTCGTTATGAAGGCTATAGCGGCTATTACAAATCCTTTTTGGAGCAGGAAGGACAGCTTGCTCTGATGGCTAAGTACGGTATCTCCCCCATCATTCAAAACAAAGACGGAGATGTATTTGGCTGGAATGGTTCTAGCTACACAAAGGTGGTTAAGGTTGATGACCACAACTACGGCGCTATTGTTGGTCAGCTAATTAAGTCTTTTGTTATCAGCGCAATAACAGGCGGCGTTTTTACTGAGCTTGTTGGCTTGATGACCACAATGGGCGGCACTGTTGGCAAGATTGCTGGAACTGTTAAAGACTTTTTAGACATGAAGGTGCCGGCAGGGGTTCCCGGCATGGAACCGCAAAACCCTCTGGTTATTATGAATTTCGTTGATGAGGCATTTAGCACGGTTAGCGACATTGTTGATGTCACAGACAACGACAATGATCCCGGCGGCTGGACTCAGGGTGAAGACGGAACTTACACAATCACCAATGCCAACAACCTTCCTCCCGGTTACATTGTTAACGTATACGGCAATATCATTCATGAGGCCACTGGCACCGTTGTCTATGACGGTGACATAAGAAAAGAGCTGTTCCCTATTAAGGGTTATGGCGCTAACTTGATTACGTTTGAGCCTTATAAAGACGGTGATAAGGGCGGTGGTGGTGGCAACACTGGCTCTACTGATGGCTCAACCTCTGGCGGCTCTCCGATGTCTCAGGCTGAGGCTAATGCCGCAATCCAAGAGCTTCTTAAATCTGGCTTGGTAGGCCAAGAATTTTTTGGTGCCGCGTATGACACTGGCATTACGACGGACCAGCTTAAAGAAGCCATGAATGAGGGCATTTTGCCTCGTGGTGCAATCCTAAACCCTAGTGACGCTGATGCTGGCGGCACGGAGGGCAGGCCCAACCTAGTTCTGTATGACGGCAACCCTAACCTGCTGGATGAGAACGGCGTATGGGTAGGTGGCGGTACATTCTTTGATCGCACTGACCCTGAAAACCCTCGCAAGTATTACGTCTGGACTAACAAAGAAACCGGGGAGTCGGTAAAAGTCTATGACGATGAGCTTGGAACCTATGATGGTGGCGTAAAAGACTTTGAGGCTTATCTAAAAGATGAGCTACCTGACATCACAGATGATGAGCTGATCCTTGCTCGCAGACTGATTGAGATGGGTGATCCTGTTGGTCAAGTTATTGCAGACATTATTGCTGGTCGCAAAGACCTTAATGACAACAACACTGAAACTGTCACCCTGCCCGGTGGTGAGACTGTAGAGGTTCCTGTTACTGATAACAGAAAGGTAGGCGATCCCTGCTCTATTGGTGACAAGTACAACGGCACGGTTATAACGGCTCCTTCAGGTCAGTTGGTTTGCAAGATTGACTTTGGCAAATCTGATGAGACTGTTGATAATGACGGCAACCCTGACGCCACCCCTGATGGTGTGCCTAAAGAGGGTGATCCCTGTCCTTTGCCCGGAGGTGCTGGTGAAGGCGTTATTAAGAATGGTGAATGTCAGCCTAGAACTGGCACGACTAACGTAGCCATTGTTCCAAGCCTTGTATGTGAGTCTGGATGGTCTGATTCTGCTGGTGTCTGTATACCTGTTGATGACCCTAGAGTTAGCGGAGTAAACACCCCAGCCCCCGGTCAATGCCCTGTTGGATACTCAAAGAATCGTCGTGGTGAGTGTGTGCCAAATACCCAGGGCGACATGGGCGGTGAGAATGAGGGAGATGATAACAACGGCAATACCCCTAATGACGGTGAACCCTGTGAAGTGGATGGAAAGAAGGGTACTTATCAGGATGGCGTTTGCGTCATATCAGCCAATCCCGTTAATCCCGGCGTTATAGATCTCACAGGTGATTCTGAGTGGGGTGATGGTGGCACTGGGGGCGGCAACGGTAACGGTAACGGTAGCGGAGATGGGGATGGTGACGGAGATGGGGATGGTGACGGAAACGGAAACGGTAATGGCTCTGGATTAGGCTCCGTTGGCGCTAAAGGAACATCTAACCCCACATGGTCGCCCATACCTCCGGGCTATAAATTCAGACGTTTTGTTAAGCGTCAGGGTATAGGGGCTAATGCGCCTATGCTACAGCAACCTACATTTCAAAACCCTGATTTCTCAGGTATGAGGCAGGGGCTACTATCATCAATGATGGATCAGGTTAAGAAAACATGAACTATTTAGAGCTAGTTAATGGCGTCCTGATGCGCCTCAGAGAGCGTGAAATACCCACCGTTAGGGTGCATGAAGACCCTGTAGCAAACCTCGCTAAGACGTTTGTGAACGATGCTAAGCGGTATGTTGAGGCCGCTCATGGTTGGAATGCTACGCGCTACCTTTGGCAGTTTGGCACTGAAGCTAATAAACCTGCTTATGTGCTGGAAGAGACCAGTAATGGCGCTCGTATTACAGGTGTTGAGATTGAAGGTATGCACCTGCATCAGTGGGATTTACGGACCCTGATTCATGGTGGTCCTCGCTATGGCAAGCCCTTTAGATGGGCCTTTGAAGGCACAGATGATGACGGCAATCTGATGATGCGCTTTGACAACATCCCTGATGCTATATGGCCTATTACTGTATTGGGCTGGCGGCAGTTGCCAGATCTAAAAGATGACACAGATATGCTCAGAGTCCCTGACCAGCCTGTTCTCTATTACGCCTTAGCTCTCGCGGCTAGGGAGCGTGGAGAGGTAGGTGGTCAGACAGCGGCAGAGCTGTTCAGCATGGCGCAAAACTATATTTCTGATGCCATAGCACTGGACGCTAACCTTTCACCTACTGAGTACACCTGGGCGGTAGTCTAATGGCACAACCTGTACAGCAAGTAGCAATACGCGCCCCCGGTTTTCAGGGGCTAAACACTGAGCTGTCACCTATTAACGGTGATCCTGAGTTTGCGTTGGTTGCTGACAATGTAGTGGTGGATCAGATTGGCAGGCTCATCAGCCGCAAGGCATTTGGCAACCCTAGCTACATTGGCGATGCGGTGCCTATCAATCTTGAATTGCCTGTAACTAATGGCAATGGGTTTGGCCCTGACAGGTTATATGGGTGGAACTGGAATGATAACGTCATAACTATTACCGACAGTTCAGGGCTGGAGGGGTTTGTTGCGCCATCTCAGATTGACGGTTTTGATGGCGAGCCAGAAATAACCACTTATAAGCTGACTATCTCTGTCAGCTTTAAGAGTAAAACTGGCGGATTGATCGCTGATCCTCCCGAAGAATTCCCCGAGACTATTGGGCGAATATATATCACTCAAAGCGGTCAGAGTGTTGAGACATTTGATCTTCTTTGCAATCACACTAGAGAAGACGGGCTGGCTATTCCTGTCGGCGGTATATTTGTTCCAGCCCACAGATTCACTTACACCTCTGCTATTGGCACTGATACTCGACAGTTTGAGATTGACCCACTAAAGAACGTAGACATTCGCTTTAAGCCAAAGAACAGCTTAATTGTCGGTATGCCTGTTGAAATTGATGTCTCTATTGACCAGCTTCATATTGATGGGTTTGCCGCTGGTGATCGTGGGCGCAATGAGATCATTACATTAGGCAGAGATGTCATTGGTAGAGCCTCTGATGAGCAGGAGCAGGCTGACTTCAGGCCCGTGTTTATTTATCGCTGGGGCGACAGCTATCTCTACCCAGAAGAAACCCGAACAATACCTTCAGGCATGAAAAAGAAGCGGCTTGCCCGAAGCCATCCGGAGCTAGATGGAAACATTACCTACGGAATTGGCGCGTATGATCGCGATGCTGGAGAGGTTGTAGATCTGTCTGTGCCTGCTGGCTATGACAATGAAGTCCTTTTAACGGGCAACTTTGTCAATTTCAATGCCGAAGACCTGACTACTGGCAATGACAGGCTCTTGCTATTTGTGAAGGGCAAGCCGTTTTTAAGGCTAGATAATGACAGTGACTTTGTTGTTGCCAATACTAACCTACCTATAGACGGAGACATTGCTATCTCTGCATACGGCAGGGTGTGGGTTACTGGGGTAGGCGGTGACTATCACACGATCTGGTATTCAACCCTGCTTAATGAGAATGAATGGTACACAGAAGCCGCCGATCCTAAATTTAATGACGGGGGCGTTATAGATGTTCGCGAATACTGGCCTGTGGATGGCGACAGCATTGTTAATATCCATGCTCATAACGGCTATCTGCTTGTCTTTGGTAGGAATAGCATTCTTGTATACGCTAATGCTGACTCCGGCTC